GGATTTTCCAATGTACTGGCAGGGTACAACGCAATGTCAGTATAAGTTGGCGTAAGTCCAATATAGAAAACTGACAAATCAAAGTTCACAGTCCCTAAGCTCCTTATTGCCATCGTTCCATTCTGTGAGTCGTTGTAGGTGATACCTTGAAAATTGATTGTCGTTGTGCTTTTAGTATTCAAAATACTATTTGCGTAAGCTCTGCAATTTATGAATTTTATTGTCGTGCTGTTCCCATCATTGTAAACTGCTTGACATACTCCTGTTTTTTGAAAACTATTCTTAAATGTAATTATCGAACCTGCTCCACTGTTGTAAAAACCATGAGAAGTACTACCACCACCCTGCTGATTTCCGACAATACTGGTAAACGTTGCTGCTGCATTGTTGTAAAAACCATGAGAATAATTACCACTACTACCCTGCTGATTACCGACAATACTGGTAAACGTTGCTACTGCATTGTTGTAAAAACCATGAGTACCATTAATACCACCCTGCTGATTTCCGACAATATTGGTAAACGTTGCTACTGCATTGTTGTAAAAACCATAAGAACTAGCATTACCACCCTGCTGATTTCCGACTAAATCAATATCGTAGGTGCTGCCATTCCAAAAACCATAACAATGATAAGCACTACCACCCACATCATCACCAACTCTATGAAGTGTATTCGTATGAGTAGCTAATCTATTAACACAGGCGGAAAGAGGATTGCCCGAAGTTTGAGTTACATTGCTCCCATTTACCTGACCTGTCAAAGTAATTTCATTCGCACCATCAATCTGAAATTGACCGCCCTGTGTAATATTGTAAGGTGCTTCTACCGAACTTCTGTTCCAACTATTATAAGATTGTGATGTTGTAATCGTTACGATATTATTGTTGGTATATACATCATCAGAAGCACCAGGCAATGCAGTTGCTGCAACCCAAGCTGCACCATCCCAAATTTCCCAAATTGCTAAGGTGGAAGCATCTCCTGAACTTATTGCTTTATAAATTGCCATAATTAACCTCCGTAATTTTCATTTATCAAATCTTCTAAATCAGAAATAAACTTTGTGTCTTTTTCTGTCATTTGATTGTAATTGATGACTTTTCTAATTACAGTGTTATCATCTTCTTTTGTGAAGTTGATAATTAAGGTTTGATTACCTGTCTCCAAGTCTTTGTCGATTTTAATAATAATTTGTTCCATATTCTTTTTATTTTTTACAATAAATATCTATTTGCCCATGCTACATTGGAGAATGTTTGCAAAGACACAACATCCCCTTCTGCATCACTGATCTGTTTCATTATATTCCATTGCTCATCTGCTTCTTCTGTTCCCTCTGTTGCTACACCAATATAAACAGTATATTCATTCCATATAATATCACTTCTTGTAATATTACTTTGTGTTCCTGCACTTCCATTGATATATATATGTTTATCTGGTGTAATTGTAAATGTTATATTTTCCCCTTCCTTTAAGATATCCACTAATTTTTCAAAAGTTAAATATTCTGTATCAAATTCATTGGTTGCCTTTCTTTGCAGTCCAAAATTCATGGTTAAAATATTTGTATCAGCAAAGCCTTCAATTCCATTTATGCCTGAACGCAGGGTACAGTATAAATATCTTGAACCATTTAGCACGAAATTAGCCCTGTTATTTAAGACGGAAATAATACTATTTGCCTTTACGTATGCACTTTCATAATCCACATCACGAACCCATATCATTATGCTTTCGAATCTATAATTCTCATTATCATAGGTATTTTGAATCTCTTCATTGGAGGTATCATAAAGAACAACACAATTATAAGGTTCTGCTGGAATTGCAGAAATAAATAAATCCTGTGCAAATACAAATCCACACTCTTTCACCAAAATATCTTTAATATCTACACTTACAGGGTTCATAAATTGGATACCTCCTTAGCTATTATTTCAACAATTTTTTCTTTATTTCTCCACAATGCGGTCTCAAAGAATTTAGCCCCTGATTGAGGAAGATTGTATTTAAAGGCATTCCCTTTAGCCGAAACCCCCTCATGTACAGCCATCGCATAACGAGCTGAGAAGCCCATAATCAGTATTGGTGTGGGTGAAGTCTCTACAATAGAGGACGCATTAGAAGTTACTGCAGAATGGTCAGAAGCAAAATTAATCTTACTTCTTTTATTTTCTACAAATCTTGCACCTACATCTTTTTTTCTTTTTGTAATTACATACCACGAGGCATTTAGATTTCCTAAATCTACAGGGATTATTGGTGATTGTTTTGCCATTGAATTTCTAATAAGAATGGAAGCCTTGATTAAACCAGCCTCTGAGACCTCATCAACTCGTTTATTTAATCCTTTTTGAATGGCTTGTACAGCTCTTTCAATTCCTTTCAATGTCATCATCTTATTAGCCATAATTCCCTATAAATATATAATTCTTACAAATTTGTCCGTACTTCTAAATTCAGGTGTTTTTTCTATTTTTTTTATTGGAAAAACACCCTTAACTCCTAAGGGAAATGATTTCTCAAATTCTTGCAAATCTTTTACCTTACCCAACTTTAAATATCCTGCAACATCAATATCCTGTGTAACAAGTAATTGAGCATTGGAGACAGTCTCAACACCATGTCTATCCACTATCTTTTCCGTGCAATCATCCCAACGGCAAGGAATATCAACCGCTGGGTAAAATGTTGTTTTCCCAAAACCGTCAGTCCCTTTTGGTTGCCAATATATAGCATTCTGAACACACACTCTTTCTATGAAATCTTGTATTGCCATTCTTTATTCCTTTGGTACGATGAATTTAATATTTAACCTGCCTTCCTTTGCCAATTCCCCTGAGGTATCCAGATTTAAACATGCCTGTCCATAAGGTGTCGAAGTTAATCCCATACCAAAAGTCCCAACATATTCCACCTTAGCTGAACCCGCTTCCTCTTTCTTACTAATCCGTTCTTTCGTGGAGGCGATTAAATGTGCAGTAAACCAAAGTTCTATCTGTCTTAAAATGTCTTCACTTAGACCTACATTTCCAAGCCTTTGGTTCACATACACATTTGAGGTAGTGATATATGAAAGAATTTGGTTCACATTTAATTCAGTATCAATTATTCCCTTAACTTCTTCCCCTGTTACTCGCATAATCTTACACTCCTGCTTTCATTTGCTTCAAAATCTGGTCAGCCTTAATGGACGTTACATCTTCCTTAACTACATTTCCCTTACTGTCTAACACAACGTATTTGCCAAAGCCTTTATGGACTTTCTTAAATGGAGGTGTGAAATTCATTTCCTTAACATCCTCAACAGTAGGTTTTTCTACTTCTTCTGTTACAGTAGGGTTTTCCACTTCTTCTGTTACAGTAGTTTCTTCCTTTTCTACTTTTTCAGGGATTTCTGGTTTCTCTACTTCAATAGAATTTTCCTTTTCTTCTTTTTCCTCAACCACGTTATTTTCTATTGTTGCAACAATCTGAACCCTGTCCCTATAAGCCTCTGGAATATCAGATAGAGAAGCCTCGAAAACTTCTCCACCTGTTATTTCCCTGCCGTCCAACAAAGGCAAACTATTCTTTTTGTTTTGCAAATTTAAGAATTTAACTTTCTTCATTTTATTTCCTTTCTTTTTTATGCGACTGCCTTGGTCCAATGACACACACCACATTGACCTGTTTGGGTGCTTCTAATTTGTGGAACTTGGATTGCCATTACTTTATACTTAAATACCATATTGCCTTCTTCACTCCAAGCTATCACCTGAGGTTTAAAGCCATTTACAAGGCGTACAACGTCTGATGTCATTTGAACCAATATTACATTGTCATCTGGAAGGTAATCACTCACTTTAACTGCCTCAATGCCTTCAATCTTCAAAATACGTTGACGTAAAGTGTCGGATGTGCCATTTGAAGTTGTATCGTAATCTTTATCCATCAAGGTTTCATACTTAGTTGGAATATACAAGACATAAGCACCGTGAAATCCTTTCTCAATGAGTTTGCCTTTCATTGCTAAGACATCATCCACAATTAAAGCCGTAGTCTTATCACTTGCATTCCATGCAGCAGTTGCAGTTGCTAATTGTCTGTCTGGGTGATTTACGTAACTGTAAATAGTTCCGCTCCCTTTTGTGAATGTAGTAGTAGAAAACAACATCTTTTCAAGTGTCTCCATAATACGGCGTGTTCCTTGCTCTGCCTTTGTGGTGTCTAATGGATTGCTTAGGCGTCTGGACGCTTCTAATTCACGTGCATTTATTTCAAAATCACAATGTAAGATTGGAATTGGAATGGATTGACCTTCAAATTCAGGTCTATCATTACTACCTCTACTAACTCCGTCCATTGAGATTACAGCCTCCATACCATCGGACATAGTTTCCCAATACAATGAGGTTGTACCCATTGGATTGTTTAGGTTATAAACAAGCCCCCTACTTTCAAGGTCTGCAATACCTCCCAATCGTGAACGTTGTACCGCTAATACTGCTTCATCAAATTGAACCCATTCATCACGTCTCAAAGTAGCCCTATCATTTGCCTGCAATTCAACAGCTTTATAAACTTTTTTTCCGTCCTTGTCTTTTTCCCCTGTATATACGGATACGTAAGAACGTGTTATACCATTCTCATCTGTATGAAGAAATGGACGTTTTAAAGATATATCAGCAAGATTTTGTAATGCTTGCGCCACTCTACCTTCAACTCCTTGTTGGGTTATGAAATCTAATTGTGTATTTTCCATTTTATCTTCTCCTTTCTTTAGATTATTCTTACTTTAATTCTCTTTGTTGCAGAAGTAGTTGTAACTGCTTCTAATGCTACTGCTACTGCCTGTAGTGGGGTTGTTACTGCTCCTGCACTTGCACCACTATCACATTTAATTGCAGTGAATTTCTCAAGTGTTCCATTACCTGCACTTGCAAGCAAATCACCTACAACTATTGTTTGCGAAGTGTTAAGAATAGCATTTACTTCATCACCTCTTCCTGCAACCATAACTCTGGCCAAATCATCTTTAGCCACATTGTCATTTATGGTTTTCCCCAAAATCGCATCTTCCATTACAAAATAAGGAATTGCATTGCCTTGAGCCGTAGCATGGTTCTTTACTTTTCCAGCACTTGTAACTTCTACAAGTGAACCAGGAGTGATAGCTTCATTCGCTATGGCTTCAAATTGTACGTTGTTGTAACGTTTCAAAATAACTGTCTTCATATTTTTCTCCTTTTTTTAAAATTTATTTATAATTAAACTATTCTAATGGTGGAAGTGCTGGAACATCATTGCTGGTAGCTTGTTTTCCTGCTCCTCCCCCGACAAATACATTTGGTTTTGATGTCTTATGCAATTTCTTTAAGAAACCTGTTTCCATTGCATTTAATTCTTCATCCCCCCAAGCATTATGGGTATTGGCTTGAATTTCTTTAATTAGATTCGTTCTTTCTTCCTTTAATAAATCCAAACCCTCTTGTACTGCCTTTGCATGCACGTCTGGAAGCAATAACACAATGTCTTCTATAGACTTGTACATGGATATATGCGACTTCACACCTTCTTTATCTACATTCAAAGATTTTGGCGTGATTGCCTGCAGTTGTTCCTCTGTTAATTGAGATAACCAATCCTTATCCTCTCTGGATAGACTTAACTGTTTATTTGCAATGAGTTCTACCACCTTTTGCTCACAACATCTGTTGGTTTGTGGTTTCTTTTCCTTTTCTTTATCCTCTTCTTTTTCAGTTGCTTCATCCTCTTCTTCTTTCCCTGTGTCCGTTGCTTCTTCCTCTTCTTCCTTTTCTCCCACCTTCTTGTAAACAAATTCACCCACAACCTCGATTTCTTCATCAGAAACCACAAGTTGGTCTCCGTCAATGGTAAACTCTCGCATGTAGGTCTTAGTCTTGTTTTCCCCATTCTTGTTTGATTTCTCATAAACCAAGGAATTTTCTGTTACATCTAATAACCAGAAATAATACTCATCCGTCTCCAGCCCATTTACATAATTTCGAGCCAAACCAATAGGCTTATCCTTATACGTCTCTAATGTAAACCTATTATCTCGTACTATTTCACGAGCCTCTGTTAATTTTTCTTTATTCATATTTTTTTCTCCTTTTTGATAAACTCTAATACCACACCCGTCCACGTAAGAACACGCTCCAATATCATCTGGAAGTATAGCCACGTGGTCTGGAATATAACTTACTGTCTTCGCATCATAATCTTCTCCTTTAAAAGTCCCTTTTTCTTCAATATTTTCGCTAAAAGCACCAATGGATACTTCAATAGGTTCATAGGCTTGTAAGGACTCCAATGTCTTGGGACTTATTTTAGATAATTCATTTACATCTAACACTAATTCCGTCTTTAAACCGTCTTCCCAGATAGTGTGGGTTGTGTGCCCTGTGATATATTCAGGACATTCTGCCACACCTACATAATTCCCCCCTTTCATTGGGTGTGTAATTGTAACAGGAATATTATCCCAATCCTCTACATTTACACTTAAATATTCCGCAGTATGTAGGACTTTCCCTTGCGAACCATGATGCACACCCTCCACCATTATAACAGCGGGGACGGATATATATTCTTTTCCGTTTTCTTCAAAGATAGTGATTGAATATTTTTTCTTTTGTCTCGCTAATACTGTTAATATGTTTTTATTTTGCGTTTTCACGGCGTTTTCCCCTTTATTTTTACTTTTTAATAGTTTTATATTGTTTTAATTTATCTTGCTTAAAATCATGCTTAAAATGCGTTTTATTAGCAAGCATCTCATCTATCTCCTCAATGTATGGTAAAACTATACATCTACAATTAGGGTGAACAGGGATTAAATCCTCTGCTTCATCCAATGTGTATTTCTTTCCATCCAATTCTCTACATTCCTCACACAATCTATCATCAAAATTGGCTGAAAATTCCGCCTGTACAATTACCCCCGCAAGTGCATATCTTCTATATTCTGCGATATTGGCTTTATGGTGAGCCCTTATGATTTCTGTCCTTGCTATCATTGTGGCACGTGCTTTCGCTGAAATAGTTCTAACAGGAATGCCCGCCGCATTCTTAACCGTAAGCTCTAAACCCCCTCCAATTACCTTATATAGCTTGGAAGCTAACACTCGGGGACTATCCCCATCAGCAATTCCTTGAGTTAATATACGGCTTATCTGGTTAGCCATGTCATTGGACACTCCTTGCAACTCATTAAATGTACGTGTGTATAAATACCTCAATCTATCACTATGTATGGGGGTATCCATAACAGCATTAATCCCCCCTCTCTCTTCTATGCTCGTATATCCAGAAGGTTTTAATTTCTTCATCTCTAAATCAGCACGTAAAACGCCCCTCTTATATGCGTCTGAAATGTATATATCCGCCCAATTAGTCTCTCCAAATTCACCCAAAGAATATTTTTCTTCTACAGTAAGCAATTCTCTATTTATTTGTTCGTTTAACCAAGCCATGAATAACCTTACTTTTTCTTGGTCATTCTTAAATTGGAACTTCTTACGTGGGATTTTATTATCTGCATATATGTTTAATTCATCTGTAAGTCCAAAACAATCATTTGTAAGAATGGAAGAAACAATCAACCTTTGAATTTTAGTTAACCTCCTTCTAAATTCCTTAGCAAAAGAATTTCTTAACGTTGTGGTCCTTGTAGGGTCTAATTTAGCAAGACGTCTGAAATCTTTACTTTTACTTTCATTAACGGTTATATGTTCACAAATCTCACACATTTATATTTCTTCATTTATATTGTTTTCTTCTAATTCTTCTGGCAATTCAAAGGCATCCGCTTCAATCATAGATAATACTTCTTGAACCTGCTCTGCAGTGAATCCCATAAGTAATTTCAAAAAGGCTTCTGGTGGCATGATTTCTGAGGCTAATGGTGAACTTGCATATGCACGTAAGGCTTCAGATTTTAATCTTACTACTTCTGCTTTATCTTTTTCTGAGATATCATATAAAGTCTCCCATTCTATTATGTAATCCTCATCAGGCAGAATATTATATTTCTTGCAGACTTCAATAAATGGTGTTATTATCTGCATTTCTGCAATATACAACCTCCTATCACGGATTACATCTACCCATGCAGTAGCATCTTGAGAACTACTTAATTCCCCTCTTTCACTCCCTAATAATATTCTTTTCGGGATTGCCGTTGCGGCGGATATAAGATTTATCTGCACTTCTAAATGGTTCGTCGGGTCTTCTACCTGGCTATTTAAAGACTTTAATTCAAATCCTTCTGCCATTATAATTCTACTCAAATCATTCTCATAATCATTTATCTTAGATTTTAAATGGGATTCTAAGATGTCATCTATCTGGTAATCTTTATCCACGACACCCTGAAATCCTGGTCTTGCACCTCGCCAAAACATTTCCGCACTTCCACCTGTTATTTTCTCAACGTCTAACAGCCTATTATATACCTTTTCAAGAACAGGCTTACCTTCAACAAATGAGGTTAATATTTCCCCTACAACGTGGATTATACGTGAATGGTGTACACGAAAAGAAATGGTTGTGTTTTCTATTTTAGTTTGAATTTGGTAGATAACAGGCATTCCGTATCTTTCAGAATTTACATTCCTATCATAATCTATTACCTTAGCGTCAACCTGAGAATACACTTGAACATATAGCAACTCCCTACTACCTTTCTTTACTTCTTTCGCAAAATCTGAGGTGGCGTGAACGTCATCGAAGCCTAATAGCATAACGGCGTATTTTCCTATGCTTGCGAGTTTATCAACTGTCCTGAAATGGACGGATAATTTTAACCTATCATATAACTTCTTCCATGTCTCCTGCATAGTGTCCGTCTTTACGTTTGGATTTGTTATTGATACGCCCCCTTTCCATGTGTAGGCAATTGGACGTTCTATGATGGCGTATGCTAAATCTTGACGTTCATATCTGGTAAAATAATCCTTAAATTCAATGTCTTGTGGGTAATTAAGAATGTGATTAAAATTCTTATGTATATGCCCAACGTTCATTGTACGTGCCAACAGCCTTCTATTATATAACTCGTCATTTGATAATTGATTTCTCTGTATATTTGGATTATATGTGGGGTGTTTGGTTCTCATTTCACTCTTGCCTTTCTTTTACTTGTCAACATATTAAAGGCTCCTGATGAGCTATCTATCTGGTCTTTATACTTAGATAATGGAAAATTTCTCATTTCATTTATATATGGTTCATTCCAATCCCCACGCAGTAGTAATACATTTCCATAATTAACTTGAACTGAAAATGGATCGGCTCTTAAACTCTTATCCCCACGTGGTAAATCTTTTGTAACATTATACCCTGCTAAATTACGAATGGTGGCTTCTGCACTTTCTTTTCCTCCACTTCCAGGTTCTTGTTCCAGCCCTATATGAACGCTCTTTCCGTCAGCATTGGCAACAGCCTTAATCATTCTTTCTCTCTCATCAGTACCCCATTGCCCACGCTTAACGTCAGAAATTAGAAACCTACCATCTTTCAACTTGGACATACGTGTTCCTGCAGTATAAGCACCACCCCCCGCAGTACCTGCCTTATCCCAATACCTAACTGTAAATTCAATTTCATGTGGAAGTGGTGGGTTATTGATTATCTGTAAGAAATCTACTTTAAACATTCCACCTTTTGATGATACGGGATTTTGAAGAAACTGCCCAGAATATTGGTAGTTTCCTAAATCGGCAAGCATTTGATTTAAAACACCCTTTGAAAGTCTTTCTGGGTCTAATAAACCGTCCTTGTAGTACATTTCAACTTCTTTTGGTTTCAAAAATTCTTTGCCTTCTGAAATGTCCGCTGGTAAACATATATGTTTTAAACCCCTGTCGTGTGAATTAGTTTTAATCCTTACTTTTTCTTTTGCTATCCAATTTCCGCTTGGGTCGTTCTCGTGTAGTCGTTGCATGACCATAATTGTAAGGGATACGTCCTTATCCACCTTTCTGGTAGGGATTACCGAATTAACCCAATGATTAGTAGTGTTGAGTAATTGGGTGCTCAACGCCTGTAAAGGGTTTAAGGGGTCATCTATTATAATTAAATGCCCGTGCATACCCGTTACTGTACCACCTACCGAAGTACTAAATCTAAAGCCCCCTCGCAAGTCTTCTTTATCCTCATCACTATTTTTCTTCATTATCCTGAAATCGGATTTACAGTCCTCATCCGCCTTAATATATAGCTCTGGGTACATTTCTTTGAATTTCTGACTTCTGATTAAATCTCTTGTTGTGGATGCAGATTTTAGGCTTAATTGCATACTATATGAAGCTCCAATCACTTGAAACCATTCCCATTTGGTCCAAATCCACGCATTTAACATAATGCTCAATAACGTGGTCTTGGTAGTTCCTGGAGGAATATTTATTAAGAGGTCATTTGTACATGGAAGACCTAATGCCACTCGTTCTACAGCCTCCTGAACCTCTGCACATAGATAAGATAAATGCCAATTTGGAACTAACTTGGCCTGGGTGATAGTATCCCAGAAATATAGGAAAAAGTTATAAAATGACCTATTATTTAACTCCCTCTGAATAGCTATGGGACTTGACACCATCACATTAAATTGGCTCTCCTCTGAAATAATAGAGGTTATTTTCTTAGCCTTTTTCTTACGTGCATTTAGGACACCGTTCTTTAAGAAAAGACCACTCTGGATACCTGCCAATTCACCTTTTGCCATTTCTTATTCCTTTAGTTTCTGAATATTTAATGCTATTCTTTTCAAATCCTCTAAATCCTCATCACTTAAATCTTTCATATAATCTTCTAAATCATTAAAATCTATAACCTGATTAGTAGTGATTTCCCCAGATACATCTCTTCTATTTTTCCAATTATCTGGGTCAACATTGGTCAACGTGAAAATAACGGCGGCAGTATCTGGCTTATATACCTTCGTAACCTTGGAAGTAACCTTTATCACTTCTCCTTGCTTATTTAATTTTTCCGCCACTGTTACATCTGTAGCTTCAAATCCTTCAATTAATCTTCTTAAACTGTTCTTTGCAATCACGTTAAAGTTTTGCCTTGCAATGATTTCAGCATTTTTAAGGGCCTTAAAGAACTCAATGTCCTCCTTCATCCACTTATCAAGAATGTAATTGGAAATGCCTGCCATATTACATATTTCCTCCTTTGTATATGTGTCGGCAGCAACTAATTCAACTATCTTAGCTTTCGTTTCCTTATATGGGTCATCAACCCCATCAATTTTCATATGGGGTCTATAAGTTATTTTCTTTCTTTTGATTGCTTTTATCTCTTCTTCTGTATTTACCTCATTTATAACGGTACTTTCTACAGTTGAAGTATCTTTTATATTTTCTTTTGAAATGGGGTTAATCTTACCTTTACCAATGTAGTCTTTAGTTCTGGTTTTAGTTGTGGTTAATTTATTTTCTTTTTTTTCAGCCATTAGAAGTATTGTTTATTCGTTACAAAAATAAACAATAAAAATATGTTTTACAACATAAAATTTAGATTTTATACGAAAGTGTGTTTATTTTCTACGTAGGTATTGAGAAAAAATCTACAAAATACAATTTTTAAATTAATTGGAGGCGTTTTTTATTTGTTTTTTTAAGTCTTTAAAATTTGATTTTCTTATTTTTCGGCACTTTTTAAATTCTTTTTATTTTCTTTTTGCATTTTCAATTTGTTTTTCTGTATATTCCATCATTGTATGTTTTTGTTTAATTATTATACTACAAAGATAACCCCTAAACACACCTTTTCCAAATTTTTTTGTATGTTATAAAACATATTTTGTACTTTTGTGCTTATTTATACTAATTCTAATTAGGTAAGGCTAAACAAGCTCCACCTCCGTATCAAGATAAATCCCTAATTCTTCATCGACAAAAGAACAGAATAATTGATGTCCTTCCACATTACCATTCCACGAACAAATCAACCCATTCCCATAGGAATTGATTTTGACCCATACCTTATTGCTTTCTGGGTGTTTAAACCTCGCCCCAGTTGGAGCATCTTTGAATTTCATTTTACCTTCCATAATTCTAAATTTTTAATTATTATTCATTTTAAACATTCGTAAACGCCACGTTAAACCAGCCCCATGCGTTCCATTTCCTTAATTGCTGAATAATGGTTAAACCCTTTATTTCCGCATGTTATTTGGATAAACTTTTCCTCTCCAATAAATATTGCCAAATGGTCTTTTTTAGGCAACATTAGAAAAAATTCTTCATCTCTATCGTAAAGTCTATAAACTCCACTCATGTGGTGCATTTCGCAGTTTTCAAAGTTTATGAATTGCTTTACTCGTTCTGGAAAGCCTACTTTTGCGATTTGAATTAATTGTTCTTTTGTCATCGTTTTGAATATTAACTACCACACTTCGGTTTTTTCAAAACCGTTTGGATTGCTGTTTTGTAACTTACACCATTATTGGTTAATTTCATCATTTGTTCATATCGTTTCGGTTCTCTTTCTTTTAATCGTTCAAATCTGCCTTCTTTTTCCAAATGGCAACCAAAACCACAATAAGCACATCCTGTATTAGTTTCGCCTTTGTCGTAAACTTCACAATATGGAACATTATACTTTTCAATGTAATTCCAAATATCTTCGTCATTCCAAATGCCTAAAGGTCTGCTAACTGCTGATTTTTTACCATTCAAAATATTACAACCATATTGCAAGTAATTGCCTCTCCTCTGTTGGCTATTGTCTGCCATTATTCCCGTAATTGCAAAAACTTTATTTTGTTTCTGGTATTCGGCAAATGGTTTATGTTTCAATATTTCACAACATTTATGAGTAATATCAAAAACTTCATCTTTCAAAAAATACCATTTTTTAGCAAGTTTATAACTTTCACATTTTTGCCCTTTAGAATTATAGCCAGTCAAAACTAAGTTGCGAACTTTATCATTTTTGGGTGATGGGTATTTAATATACTGTATTGATTTAGCCACTTTTTTGGAAATTAAAGGAAAACCGTATTTTTCAACTGTTTGAAAAAATGTCATTTTTGGTCTTATTTCATCAACATTCTCTGTTTGCCTTACAAACTTTAATATTTCTGAAAACTCGTTTGTAGTATTTACAAAAACTGCTTTAATATTTGGGTATATTCTTCTTGCTAAATGCAATAAAACCGTACTGTCTTTTCCGCCAGAAAACATTACTACGCATTTCCCATCTGTATAATTGTAGAACTGTTCAAGCGTTCCTAAACTGTGGTCAATTTTTTGGTCAAGTGTCCACTTTTGCCTTTCGTGTAATTCTTTTGCTGTTATTTTCATATTTTTGATTTTTAAA